CTTCAAGTATTCCCAAAAGGTTAATTTCATTTCTTTCTGAGTCATTCCACAGTGCTTTGCTGCAGCAGGAAGAGTCATTTTAGCACGAAATAGTGCCTCATTTGCCTCTTGAACATTTTCAGGAGTCGTCTTGACTGGATACTCATAAAGATCCCTATAACTAATTTTGTAAGGTTTCATTTGAACTCACACTCCACCATAATCTCCGTGAGTGCTGCTAGGAGATTAATTTCCTGGTCAGCCACGAACGCAATTTGGTATTGATACTTAGCAATAACAAGAACGGCAGCGGGGATAGACTGGGATAATAGAACACCACAAAGGGAGTCATAAACCCTGCGAAGAATGATAGAAGAATCGTTGTCCAAGTTGGCGACCACCCACTTTCGGACTTCTGTGAAATTCTTTTCTTTGAGATATTTGATAAGATCATTTACAGCAACGTCAGAGAAGGATGCAAGAATACCAGAGTCAATTTCTCCACCAACGGAATAACGTTGGCATTCATTGAGAACTCGTCTCCAATCGGGAAAATGCTTATTAATCAGTTCGGCAAGGACTTTAGGATCATATCGTACACCTTCCGCATCCAAGATATTTTGAAGACGCTTGAAGAAGGATCCTGCCAACTGAGTTTTTTCTTTTCCTTTGATACTGAACTCAACAACTGCACATCGGGAGTGAAGTGGTTCAATAATTTTGTTTTTGTAATTGCAGGTGAATATGAATCTACAGTTGTTATAAAACGTCTCAATATTAGCCCGTAGAAGGAGTTGAACGTCGTTCCCTGTGTTATCTGCTTCGTCAATGATGATGACTTTATGTTTACCAGTTCCTTGAAGTGAGACGGTCGAAGCAAAGTTCTTTGCTTGGTTCCGTACCGTGTCCAAAAATCGTCCTTCATCAGATCCGTTAATAACATAATAGTCTACTCCTAACTCATTACACAATGCCTTTGCTACTGTAGTTTTTCCCACACCAGGAGGACCAGCAAGAAGCAAATTTGGAATTTCACCCTTATTTAGAAAATCACTAAATGTTTTCTTAATGCTATCAGGCAAAATACATTCTTCAATTGTTTTTGGTCGATATTTCTCAACCCAAATAAAATCATCACGCATACTCATAAATCCAATTTGGCATTCTATCAGGAATTTTTAGGTAATTGTCCTTTACCCAAGGTTTAGACGCAACATATTTTTGATATGCTGTTGGAGTATCAATACTATCATCAAGTTTGTACTCATCAGGCATTGCTCTTGTGAATTCTACCACATTTTTGTAGATAGAAATTTCTTTTCCACTTTTAATAGCAAAGATGTTTTCTGCAACTTCAAGTCCTTTCATACAAGCGTGTTCTTTGCCATAACGGTGCCGATACTCATTACAAAGAGCATATCCGTGTCGAATTAACCAGGCAAGGTTCTCATTTGATTTTGCTGCCCATTGAGTGCAAGGATGATTTCGGAATGCTCCCTTTTCGGTACTATACGGGGTTCCATCTTTTTTTGGAATAGTACCCCAATTATAATACCACTTAGAAAAAATAACAGAAATCATTTGGCAAGTTTCTAGAGGCATTTTTACAATGTGCTTGTCTGGGAGTGACACAGCAGAAAGCACAGGACAAAAATCAGTCACAAAAATATTCATAATATAAAATAAAAAATCAAGAGAAACTAGAGTCTGGTTCCAAAGCAATATAATAGGTCAAATTATAACGTTCATTCGTAAACTTGGACAGAAGTTTTTCTGACACAACCACGTCGTAAGAACCAGGAATAATCTTGATGTTCTCAACCTTAAAGTTGAAAGTAAAGTTTTTATCAGTTTCACCAACAACAATAGAATATTCATTTGAAGTATCGTTTTTCTTATCACGAACAACCAAACGAATCACACCTGCTTCACCAACAGCAGAAAGATCGGGAAGTTGATATACTGCTGCTGCCTTAATAAGTTTATCCAATTGAGAATGTTCAAGTTGGAAACAAACATCTTGAGTAGGAAGAGAAATTTCTTTTTCTGGGGGAGAAACAATAACTTCAGGATCAGCAAAGAAATATTTCACACGACGTTTTCCTTCACGAATAATTACGTGAGAGTCATTTTCAAAGTCAAGATCAGGATCTTGATGTAGTCCCAATCCATTTAGAAATTGATTTAGGTCATAAATCGCAAAATCTTTTCTAAATTCTTCTTTGATTTCTGCTTCAGCAAGAATATTTTTCATTACTGAAATTGTGCGAAGTTTAGAACCTGCCTTGACCAAAATAGACTGATTGATTGAAGAAAAGTTTTTTAGAATAGTAATAGTAGATTCAGAAAGTTTCATAATTTTGGGGTTAAGTTTCATAATCAACGGAATTCGGTTAGACCATTATCTTTACGAGAATAGTGACCGTCAAAGTGCAACAAAAGCATAGCATAGTGAATTACCTTCATCAAGTCACGTTTATTGCGTCCATCTTTATCACCATAACGACTTCCATATTTTAGGATATTTGCTTGACAAAAAGATACTGCTAGATCTTTTGCTGCCATCAAATCGATTGTTTGGATGTCTTCATATGCTTGGTTATGACCACAGTAATGACTGTTATAAGTACTAGTTACATATTCCTGAATATCTTTGAGAATTTTATCTTCGTTATATTTCCAGAGATGATTTTTTTGTTCGTTCATAATAGGTGTTTTTGCCAAATTAAGTGTTTCGTTTCCACCCCCATACAGGGTGAATTGATTAAAATTAATGTGATCTTGTCCTTCGGCACCAGGAAGTCTAGATCCAACAACACACATATCTGGTGAAGGATTGGGATTTCCAGCCAAACTAATACCATCTTCTTGCCAAAATTCTTGATTTGATAAGTGTGATGTATTGGGTTTAAACTCGTTTCCTGAATAAGAATACTCGTTCATAATAAAATGTTTAGTCTCTACCATCATAGCAAAATGAAGAGAGTCAGTCAATCATCTTACTAAATCCTTTTACCTTTTCGAATTTAACTACTTTGTCAAATTTATCTACTAATTCATCTGTCTTATGTGATATAACAAACACATTAGTATTACTAATCATAAACTTAATAATTCTGGTAAAGTAGTCTGTTCCCGCAAAATCTAAAGAACTATCAAAGACTTCATCCAAGATAAGAAGATTGGTGTTTACAGAATTTTTAAGTCTTGCAATTTCTCTCCAAGTAAACAAAATTGCAAGGTTAATTCTCATCTTTTCCCCTTCACTGAAAGAGTCATAACTAAAATCTTCATAAATTGGAGATTTGATTATTTCTTTAAACTCTTCATCAAAGGTAAAATTGATATAAAAGTCCATCAACTGTAAATATTTGTTGATAAGTTGATTCATAGAAGGCAAATATTTTTGTATAATTTTTGCCTTAATTCCGCCATCTTTCATCAACAAATGCAAAAAATCATAATAAGAAATATTTTCTTTGTGTTTGACTTTATTCTTCGTTATTTCAATAAGTTGTTTTTCTAACTTTTTTAATTCATTTCTCTCAGAAGTTCGGTTTTTACTTTTGTCGGTAATAGTTTGAATTTCAGATTCAAGTTCTCGGATTTGTCTTTGATTGAAACTGATCCGAGTATTGTTTTGAGAAATTTCATATGTAAGTTTAGTGATCTCCTTAGAAAGAACAACAAATTGACGCTCTCGTTCTTGCTCAAATTTGATTGTATCTTCAATCTCACGAAATCCTTTTTGGAGTTCCTTTGCTTTATTTTGAGCGTCTGCAATTCTATTTAACCGAAAATCTTCTTCTATATTTTGAGTACAAGTGGGACAGACCGTATTTTCTGTGAAAAACTTATGCTCTTTGGTAATGGAAGATACTTTCTGTGAGATTTTTCCCTTTAGATTGTTAAGCTTTACTAACTTATCATCAGCATCAATAACTTCTTCCTGTTCCTTTTGAAGTTTATTAATCTTATCCTCAATAGAAGAATTATCTTTCATATAATTACCAATTTCTTTATCCAAGTTGGTAATTTTTTCTTTATTGGCAACTATAGTATCATTGCCACGATTTTCAAGTTCTTCAATAAAACCCTTTTGCATCTCAATCTTTTCTTCTGTTGTCTTTTCCAGAAAAGAAGAGTCCTTTATTTCTTCATTGATTTTACGAATTTTATCTTTAATTACAGAATTCATAGAGGAAAATATTTTTATATCTAACAAATCTTCCACAATTTCTCTTCTCGTTGAAGCAGAAAGTTGCATAAAAGGAACAAAAGACGCACTTCCTAAAATAATAATTTGAGTAAATGACTTGTAATTCAATTTAAGAATATTTTCTTCTAATTGTTTTTGTTGATCTATCGTAGCAGAAGACTGATTCTGCAAAACCCCATCTACCCAAATCTCAAAGATATTTGGTTTAATTCCTCTTACTACTTTATATTCCTTTGTTCCAATACTAAACTCAATCTCAACTAAACAGTCTTTTGCGTTAGTTGAGTTTATGAGTTGAGGTTTCGTAATTTTTCTAAATGCTTTATTGAACAAAACAAAACACAGAGCATCTAACAAGGTACTTTTTCCAGACCCATTAGACCCCACAATTAATGTTGTTTGATTCTCTGAGAGATTAATTTGAGTTGGTTGATTGCCAGATGATAAAAAATTACGATATGAAATTTTCTTGAACAGAATCATAATCTCGTGGGGGTATTACAAAGTCATTAGGGGTAATTATAGCATAACTATATCCATACACTTCACAGGTTTTTATTGCTACTTCGTCTTCTACTTCAACCACAGACATTTCTGGGTAATCTTCTGCTTCTAAGAGACCAGCATATCTTTCCGCATCATCTTCTTCTTCAAATATATACAAAGTTTTATCACCATCTTCATTCATTACTGCATATGCACCTTCATCTTCTTGTTCTTTAATTGATAGTATGTACATTACTCTATCTCTAATGCTTCCTTGTAAACATCTCTTAAAAGATTTTTGATGACTGTTTTATTTAAATTAAATTCAGACTCTTCAACATATTTATCCAAAATACTAAGTGTATCTTCCACACAAAATTCATCAGAATTCACATCATCATCATAAACATCAAAATTTTCAACAATTTTAAATTCTAATGGATTTGCATTTACAATTTGACTTACAAACTTATCAAACTTTAAATGATTTTCTTTTTTCTGAACAAAAAGTTTAATCATTTTATTTGATAAAGAGGAAAAATCAATATCCTCACCATCATCATCGTAATAAACTTTTTCAAACATAGTATAAGGATTTTCAATTTTTTCTAATGAATAATCATCAGTATCAAAAATGTGAAATCCCCTTTTATCGTTCACATCACACCAAAACATTTGATAAGGATTGCCGAGATAAAAAATCTTACCATCATTACTAGAAGTGTGATAATGTCCAGAAAATACTCTATCAAACTTTTTGAATACATTTTTATTCAGTCCATTTTCCTGAACGTGTCCAGGATAAACGGAAAATCCAGACAATTCAAGATGACCAAATACAATTTTTGCAGATGATTCTTCTAATAGTGAGAATGTTTCTTTCTCATTATCAGTACAAATCCAGGGCAAAAAAACACATTCAGTATCATCAATAAAAATTTCAGTTGGACTTGATATTTTTACAATGTTTGAGTACTCATTTAATAAAACATCAATTGCATTTACTTCATTAGTATTTTTATAATATGCATCGTGATTTCCAACAATACTGTATACAGTGATTCCAAGTTGTTCAAACTTATCGTATACGTTCCGTTTTGCC